CCCAACCGGAGTGCCTTTTGCTTATGGAGCAGGGTACGGGAATCGAACCCGCCTCTGTGGCTTGGGAAGCGACCGTTCTACCGATGAACTAACCCTGCATATTAAGTTGTTGGAGCAGGGTACGGGAATACTCCGGCGGCTGCGCCGCCTCCGTGTCCCTGCGCATTTTCTTTTGGCTCTGCCAAAAGCTGCGATGCCATGCATCGCGCCATCTTACGATGGCAAAATGCTTGTGATCGAACCCGCCTTCCGCGGCTTGGAGGATACGGCGTTCTGCCGATGAACGAACCCTGTATAGTTTGCTTTGTTATCATACCATCTGCGGCGGAAAATTGCAACCGTTTTTTGTCGCAGGATTTCCGGTGAAAATGCTATCAATAAGAGTAACAAAGGGAAAACCCCTTGTTACTCTTATTTTTTTGTCGAAAGAACGGGAGATAAACAATGAAAGTTATGAACAGAGAGGCCGCATGGGCCGAAGTAAACAAGATTTTTCCGACCGATTATGAAAAGAATGGCGAGGCCAGCAACCGGGCGGGTTACCCAGTATATCGCAGTACAGCAGACGGTATAAACGCATGGATCAGCGACATGGGGGACCGCCTGGAGGTAAACCTGCCGGACGGTAAGAGCGTAAACATCTGGATCGAGGAAAGCGAAGAAAAACAGAAAAACGAGCAGCCAGCCATGCCGCATTATGGAGAAATGTTAAGTAAACAGATCCGCGACACGGCAGACACTGGGAAACTGACGGCATTTGAAAAGTTCGTGCTGGATCGTGGCTGGCTGTTTTCCACCGAGGAGAGCCTGAAAGCCGGATATGATCGGGTGTGGAAATCAAGTCACGGGATCATGATTACACAGGAGGAGTTTCTGGCAGAGGCAAATCTGCGTAGAAAACACGCAAATGCAGCCGAAACATACAATGCCCTGGCGGCCATGGTGGCAGAAAAAAAGCTGGAGCCAAGCGGCGTTTTGGGGTATGCGGTGTTTGGCTGGTGTCTGGACAGGCCGGACGCCGTGGAGGCATACCAAACGGACAGAACCAGGTGGAGCGTGAACAACTGCGAAACCGAAATTACCACCGCAGAGGCTGTACTGGAAGTCAATAGAGAATGGGGGTTCGAGGCAGGGCGGATTGTTGTTCAGGGCGTGGCCTACTACGAAAGCACAGACTGGAATTGGATCCGCTTTGACTGCGCGGGTATGTCATGGCTGATGTGTAACGGATCTCTGTACCAAGTTTGGCATTAAAGACATACTGCGGGCGGTGGACACCGCCCGCAACAAAGAATCGGAGGTGAAAAAGCCATGAGTGAAAAATACATTAGCCCCGCCGAACGGGAGTATATCGCCAAGGCGTGGCGCAATTACGCGAGTGTGGCGGAGATCGCCACGCACCTGGGGAAATCCAGAAAAACGATCTACGCAGAATTACGGAGAGGCCAGGACGGTGAAAAGCTGGACCGGAACCAGCGCCCTGTCTATGACCCGGAACTGGCGCAGCGCCGTTTCCAGGCTAACCTCCGACGCAGAGGCAAGCCCCAGCAGGCGGGCACCTGATACGGACGCGAGAGGAGAACGCCATGGACGACAGAAGCACAGCCATTTCCGCGGCGGAGGTGGCGGACGACAGGGCGGAGATTGCGGCGGCGGTCAAAGTGGCCAAGGCTTTCCGGGACAAGCTGGAGGCCGCCGGGATCTCCTACCACAAATTGCTGGCGCTGGAGGAAGCGCGGCGCGACATGAACGACCTGGCCCACCATATCCTGCTGGGCTGGGAGAATGGGGAGGGTTTTCCACATGAGTGAAAACACTATGCTGGTGCCGCAGATAGGCATAAACATGGAGCAGGCCGAGGCAAACTGTGAGGAACTGGCCAAGGCGATCCGCGAGATTACGGCGGGCGTTCTGACCACGGTAAACAGTTTCTGCAGATGGATCCAGCGGGTGGCGGCGGAGGTGGCAGCACAGCAGGAAATGGAAATGGCGCTGCGCTGGGCGTCGGTTGACAACCGCCCGCTTTATAACCGCTACCGCCACACCAAAAAGAAGCGGATCCGCAAGAAGTACGCCAAGCGGATCCTGGAATGGTACAGAACGGAGGTGGCCCCGTGTTGAGGCTGAAAGCCAACAAAACCAGCCTTTACAATCTGGTGGCGACATACAAGCCCCTGCCGGGTATGCGCCGCGTGGATTTCCAGAAAGCGAATGGCCGCCCGGATTACTGGCTGGAATGGACGACGGACGACGGCCACACGAAAGCGTTTCTTTCCTCCTCCCTGGGGCACCCGATCCTGACGATCACGACGCACGACGCGGCGGGCGGGCAGCTGTACCACGAGGCGCACCGCCTTTCCGTTGAGGGTCTGCGGGAGCGCGGCATGGTGGAGGAAGTCACCACCGCCATGGAGAGGAGGCGGCAGACACATGGCTGACCATATCCCCCTCCCCGCCAAACAGTACAGCGTGATCTATGCGGATCCGCCGTGGGCATATTCCCAGGGAGGGAACACGAAAAGTTCCCACGGGATTGCAAAACAGCATTACCCAACCATGACCACCGCGGAAATATGCGCCCTGCCGGTCCGCGAAATCGTCCGAGATGGGGCAGCCTGCTTTATGTGGGCAACGTTCCCCAATATCACGGAGGCCATAAAGGTCATGGAGGCGTGGGGCTTTACATACAAAACCGCGGCTTTCGTGTGGGTCAAAAAGAACCGCAAGCAGGGCGGCAATTTCATGGGGTTGGGTGCCTACACCCGCGCAAACGCGGAGGTTTGCCTGCTGGGCGTCACGCCGGGCTTTAAGGCCAAGACGCAGATCCGCGCCCACAATGTCCACCAGATTATAGAAGCCCCGTTCGAGGGGCACAGCAAGAAGCCGGACGAAACCAGACAGCGGATCGTGGAACTGCTGGGCGACGTGCCCAGGCTGGAAATGTTCGCCCGCCAGAGGGCTGACGGCTGGGACGCCTGGGGCAACGAAGCCCCGGAAGCATAGGAGGAACGGCAAATGTCTGATTTTTTAGAAAGAAACGGCCAGCGGGCCATGACCACCCTTTTCAAAAATCTGTTTTTGGCCAGCGTCCACCGAAACGGCGCGGAGGAACTGCTGGAGCGGCTGGAGAATGAAACAGACTTTTTCGAGGCACCGGCGGGAGCCAAGCACCACGGCGCTTTCCCCGGCGGCCTGGTTATTCACAGCCTGCACGTTTATTACCGCCTGCGGGAGATCACGATCCGCGACCTGACGAAAGAGGACGCGCCGGGGCCTGCCACCCTCTCCGAGCAGGAGGAGGAAACCGTGGCGATCCTGGGGCTGCTGCATGACGTGTGTAAGGCTGGCGTGTACCACGCCGAAACCAAGCGCCGCAGGAACCCGGAAACGGGCGTGTGGGAGGATTACCTGGGCTATACGTTCCGGGATCCCCTCCCGCTGGGGCACGGAGAAAAGAGCCTGTACCAGATCGCCCGCTTTATCCGCCTGGAGGATCACGAAGCCCTGGCAATCCGCTGGCACATGGGAGCCTATGACACGGCGGCCCGCACAGACCTGCGGGACCTGTCCGCGGCCATGGACGCAACGCCATGGGTGTGGCGGCTGCATGAGGCTGATATGTGCGCCGCCCATATTGACGAAAGGGGCACGGACGAATGACAAAGCTGTTATGTAAGCCCTGCGCCGTCGATCTGGCGGCCAGGGGTAAAACTGTAAAACCCGTCGCGCAGAGGTGTGAGAAAATCACCTGTTCGGAGTGCGGACGCCGCCGGTTCGGTATCACCTATGAGGTGACCGGGCGGGCCACCAGAAAAAAGGAGGTAACGAAGAAATGAGCCAGAAAGGCGAAAAATACGCCCGCCGCATGGAGCGGCGCGTGGACAAGCTGGAGCAGGACGTGGCGGCCATCACCACCGAGCAGACCACCCAGGGGGTGCGGATCTCTGCCGTGGAGGACGATCTGGCCGTTTACCGGGCGGCGGTGTCCGCCCGTGAGTTGAAACAGGCCGCGGCGGAGATCAAGGCGGCCAAGGAGCGCAGAACCGCCCGCGCGGCGGAGCGGGAGCGCAAAGCCCGCCGGCGCAATAAGGTTCTGGCCTTTATCGCCCTGGCGCTGTTCGTTGCCGTCTGCGTGGTCATGGTGGCCAAGGCGTACAGCGAGGAACCGGCGGCGGAACCTGCCGCGCCGGAAGCGTCGGCGGCACCGGCGGCAATCCTGCCCACGGAATTGCTGTTCAACGCGGCGGCGG